CATTTTGATAGCATCTTCTAATTTTTTTAGTTCCATACCACCTTCATTAATAGACTCATTCTTTTTCTTAAATTTATCTTTAATTCTTTGAAAGATACTTTTTGCCTTCTGATGTGCTGATGGGTCTTTATCTTTATATGATTTATTTTTTGCAGTCATAACAGATACTTTCTTACCCGCTTTATTTTGAACCACCATTCGTTGAGCGGCAGCAATAGCAGCTGGATTCTCATTTACAATATCTTCGAGGTATATATCTTCTTTGTAGATATACTCATCATCACCCTTTTTCAACTTACCTTTGTGCAGTTGATCCATTTCTTTTTTAGAAAAAGTAATTGTATCCTCATCTATAATAGAATCTACATAATCTACAATTTCTTTTTTCAAACGACTTTTTTCAGCTCGTCCTCTGTTCTTTGATTGACTTTCAAATCCCACTATCTTTCCTCCCTTATGAGAAGCATCTTTACCATCTCCATTCCCATAAGTACCTTTTTGTCGGTTATATTTATTCAACTCGGCTCTATACTTCTTAGCCTTTGTTGATGATTGAAATTTTTTATACTCTGCCTTATAATCTCTTTTTTTAGCTTCACCTAATTTACTCATCCATTCCAAACCAGGAACTACTATATCCTTTACTTTAAATTTTTTCTCAAATTCTTTTTTTGCCTTTACTATTTTTTTCAAATGTGGTGGTAACTCACCTGTCTTATCAAACTCATCTCTCATCTTTTTAATCTGAGATTTCGTCATACTCTCACCTAAAGAAGAAAGTCCTACTAATGCCATGGCTTTATCTCTTGGAGATGAACCACTATATGTTTTATTTACATACTTCATATTCTTCTTAATCATATTCATAGCATCTTTTCTACTATTTCCATATTTCAGAAGAAGTTGATATATCCTCTTTAATTCTTTATTTACCTTTTCATTTACTTTCTTAGTAGGTAAACCTTTATGTTTTGTTTTAGCATATTTCTTTACACTACTCTTTTTCATTTTTTTAGCCGCATCTTGAGCGTCTTTGTTAAAATCAGATGGATCGGCTTCACCCTTTTGGATTGCCCTTACTATTCCCATAAACTTCTGTTGTTTCTTGGAAACAGAAGGCATCCTATCCCCTCATTATGTCGTTAACAATCTTCTCTAAGTTACTCTCAGGTGAACTATGTTCTACTGACTCATTTACAGGTCTCATAAAAGCACCATGTGTAGATGGATTCGACACAAAGTCAAATGCTATCAATTCAAAATCATCTTGAACCTCTACTGTACCATCCTCACCCTCGGCTTCGTTTACTGGTTCTACCGAACCTAATCCACGAGAACTGATACCAAGTTTAATACCTGATCTAAATAATTCTTTTAAGATGTTACCAGCTGGTGTACTCAACACCTCTACTGTTCCAAGTAAGTCGTCATTATCCCAATGCATCTCCAATATATTATGTGAAGCATTATTTAGGTTTACCACAGAAGATTCAGGATGATCTAACTCACCCAAAGCTCTTCTTTCTCTTACATTTACATCCTCGTATTTCTTTGCTTCCCTTACCAATACTTCTCTTGGGTATATCCTACCATTTTGGTTTTTAGCAGCAGCTCTTTGTAAAACTCCCTTTACAACCAACCTACCATTGTTTTGTTTTATAGACTCATCTATCTTTTGTCTAGATATCTCAAATGGTCTGACATCAACTAATAATTGTTTACTCATGATTAATCCCTCGTCCAGGTTTTCCAGGCAGTTCCATTGTAAATAAAAATCTTATCACTAGCTATACTGTAGGTCATAGTTCCTTTTACTGGATTAGCAACTTGTGCTTTAGCATCAGTGTCGTAAGCAGCGATACCACTTGGATTATCAAAAGCCAATTGTTTTGGAACTGATTTTTTTGAATCATTTGGGTCTACATTATACATTTATTTTCCTCCCCAAGAAGTTCTTTTCACCCAAATATCAAACAAGATATCTGATACTTCTTTTCGTATTTGTTTTCTGATTTGATCTAAATCTCTTTTCTCTAATGCCTCGTCAACAAATTTATAACCAGTTTGTTTTTCGATATTCTTCTTTCGTTTTTTCTTCATACCCTTTTTACTAAAAGCATATGGAGTTTGGTAGGCATCGATACTCGCAGTGGTTGTTATTTCTTTCAACTTTCTACGAAACAATTTATTAGCCAATTCCTTGACTAAACTATTGAATTTTTTTGAGTTCTTTATCGAGTTCATAGTATCTCAACAATTGTACAACTGAATCATCTTTAGTTGTTTTAGACTCATTCAGACAAAATTTATCAACACAGTTAATAGCTTCAGCAAGTTTAATTCTAAGTACTTTGTTTGTTACTTTTTTAACTCTAGATTTCAATGATTTTTTTAGGATTGGTAGTTTAGAGTTTACAAACTTGTTAAACTCATTAGAGTTTGATATGCTATTAATGTATTCTTTCAACACTAATTTTTGATTAGATGTTAAATCAGTATATTTCTCATTGAATTTTTCTAATAGTTTTTTGTATGCAAGAACTCTGATATCTTTATCTTTGAAGTCTTTATGTAAATAATCAGAATTTTTTTCTTTATGTATGGTGGTTATATTCTCCATTACTATGAAATAACTATCAGTTTTATCATCAGGACTTAATTTAACACCACCTTCAAATAATTTGAATATTGAGGCGTAGTGTTTATAGTTTTCTAATTTGGCAGAGAAGAGGTTTTTTGAATCATAATACTCTTTAATCTCTTTTATAATATTATATTTCTCTCTGTTTAGAGAGGATTGGTTTAATTTTTGTCTTTGTCTAAGTATTTCGGCAAGAAAGAAATCAGCTTTTTTATCATCTTCAAACTTCTTTTTTAAAAGTAAGTTATATAATCCAAGCTCCTTTCCAACCTCGGTGTTTTCATTAAATCTTTTTTTGATAATTTTTACAGCTGGTGATGTTTTCTTCTTATTTAAAACATCCACAGTAACCTGTCTTAACAGAAACTCAAACAACATACCAGTGTTTTTGAGTTTATTGTGCTTAAATTTTGTCATACGAGATTCCACTTTGTGTATTATGATTCATATATAAATATAACCAAATTTAGAATAGGTGAGTTTTACTCTTCTATAATATTGTCTTCTGACAATAAATCTGTAGTTTTTCTTCCAAATTTCTTTTTCAATTGATCTAACATCCCTTCATGTGCTACTAAGGTAGAAGCTTTGTTAGTTGCCAATGGTGATTTACCCTTGAATTCCCTTTTACCAAAACTTCTATGTCTTTTCTGTACTTTATCTGCATTAGGTCTGTCTTTATGAAATGGGTCTTTTTCACTTCCACCCCATGTTCCATTTCTTGGTTGTTCATTAGGGTCTTCATCACCCTCATCATCCGATGGTGGTGGTTCAGTTGCCGGATCATTACCCTCTGCTTCTATCTGTTCAAGTCTAAATTTATCTTTAGCATCATGTACAATACCTTGAAAAAGTTCTTTTTTCTCCTCATCTGAAAAATCAAATATGTGTTCATAGATATACTTACGACTTAGTATTTTATTATCTAAAGCATCTCTGGCTAAATCCAATTGTTGGTTTAATAGTTCAAGTTTTTCTTGTTCATGAATCATCGATGGATTCTGTAATTCTAATTCAAAATCAATTAAATCGGATGACTCAAATCCTTGTGAATATAAATGAACTATACCTATTTTTACTAATTCACTTACAACAATCTTTTGTAATCTTTCTATAGTACGAGAAAATCTAACATCTTCAGCAGCAAGTGTAGCCTTACCACCACTTAATCCCTCTTCATATCCAAGAAATGCCTTTGGTATTCTTAGAGACGCCATGAGTTTGTTTCTCAAATATTCAATATCTTCAACTGCATCGTTATTAGTTAATCCAGGTAAAGTGTCAATTTCTGTTCCACTATCTCCACCACGAACAGGTAAAAAGTAATCTTCTGTTACACTTTCTACATTATATTTTAAATTATATTCACCAGTCTTTTGATCTATTACTGGTGTCTTCTTCATCTTATTGATGATTCGTTGCATAAACTGTTCGACTTCTCTTGGTGGTATGTTTCCAACATCAATCTTAAATATTCTTTTTTCTGGTGCTCTCATTATCCTATGTATCAACATAGCATCTTCCATTAGAGTCAACTGTTTGAATATCTTTCTACCACCCTCTAACATACTCTTACCATATGGTAGAAAGTTTGTATCTGATAATAATCTGAAATGTGCTATTTCATAATTTTCTTTTATTTCTTTTTCACCAGCACTGAGTATTTCATATTGTATCAACTGTGGATTTTTAGGATCATGATCTTCTAATCGTGTCATATCATATGATGATATTGGTTTTATATTCACCACACCATATTTATCCACAATATCTAACTGTAAATAAAAATCACCATACTTTGTAAGATTTCGTATCCAACTCCACAAGTTAAATTCAATATTCATGATATCATAATATAAATTATGCAATATCTTTCGTACTTGATTGTTCTCTGTTTTTATATGTAAAACCTCACCCTCTACATTATCAACTGTAGATTCATCTGAATATATGTCAAGAGCCGATGCTATAATTGGGTCTTGATCCATCAATTCATAATCTCTGAACAAATCCATCTTACGAATTTCATAACTAGCTCTTTGATTCTGTGCTGAACTATACGGACTTTGATAAGTCTTCTGAATCATCTTATTATATCTTTCGATAAAATTAGATTGAAGAGCAGTTTGTGTATAGTCTAAATCCTTTACAATCAATCTGTTATCATCGGTTTTTCTGATTATAACATTTGATTGAAATAATCTACCAAGTCTTGTAAAAATATTATCTGCCATAATTTATTATCCTAGTAACC